CCATCTTCGCCATTTTCACTTGCGTTAGCGGCATTAGTTGCCCAGTTTTGAGTACTAGTAGCATCAGAAGCCAATCTAAATGGAGCATCTGCAACACAGAAAACTGTGTCTTTTCTAGATGTACTTAATGCCAACATCTCGTCTAAACACTCTGCATATCCAGGTACTGCTAAGATATTAAATCTATTAGATTCATTTCTTATCTCATCGTTACTGTTTAGTGCTGATTGTAATTCTTTTACTACTGCTCTTCTTTGTGCTTTACGCATCATGTAAGGAGAGCCATCAACTTTGTTACCACTATAATCTACCCATCTGCTGTTAGTTGCATCATATGATTTAACATTACCAACTGAAGCGGCTTTGTTCCATAATAGCATACCACTTGGATAAAGTGCGGCACTAGGAGCATTTGAGAATGCACTACTTGATGAACTTGCTCTATAATCTGCAAACAAGATACCATCTGCTGTTACTTGATCAGTGTTGTCAACTAATACAAAAACATTTGATGAATTATATTTGTAAATTTTAGGGAAGTTTTCTAAATCGCTACTGTCAACCCAAATATCACCTGATACCAATGTGCTTGAACCATCACTTTGTTTTGTAGGTTGACTTGCCGAGAACTGAACATCATTTGAATATGTTGCCCATGATCCACTGTTTTGATATAAAAGATCAACATTATCATTAGAGATAGTGTTGTTGTACCAAAGTGTTCCTTCTACAGGGTTACCTGTAATTGCAGAATCACTTGCTTCATAACTTAAATCTGCAAAGTTAGAATAAATCTGTGCAGTAAGATTTAAATTACTTGCTGTAAATCCAGAAACATTTCCATCTACTACTTCAAGATCAAATCCACTTGCTACAGAAATAGATACTTTTCCACTTACATTTGAAACAACAACGTTTGCATCAATAGAAGCATTATTAATTGCGGCAACCATTTCATCTACTGAAACACTGCTTACATTACTTGCTTCTGAACTCAAAGTTACATTTACTTGTGAACCGTGATTATATTTAAATCCTACTGATGTTTTGCCTGAATGAGTGCTTAAATCAAAACCATCTGCTAATGCTGATGTAGAAGCAACTGTTAAAGCAGAACTACCGTTGTGTCTTGTTAAATTAATTGTTCCAAGATTATTATCGTCTGCATCTGCCCAAAGATCACCTGCTACAGGTGATGTGTAATCATTTGCATATACGGAGTTTGAAAGTTCTTTAAGAACAATTCCTTGTAAAGCAAACTGACTGCTTGATGTAGAATATTTTTTAACAATAATATTTGAACCGTTGTTTGGTGTTGTTGTTTGCAAAAATACGTCACCTGCTGTTAAGGCACCACCACCTGATTTTACAGTTGGTATTAATAAATGACTTGCAAATTGGAAATCACCTGCTGAACCGCTTACTGCTGAACTCCATGCACTTGAACCAAGATGATACCAAGCACCACTTAGTTTTTGATAGAATTTAATAGTACTTGCAGTACTTCCAGCATTATCATAATATACAACAGCAAAATCACCATTTACACCAAATGCTGTTTTTGGATCTCCTCCACTGTCGATATTACTTGAGCCAGGAACTTTTACAGTTTGTAATTCCCATGCTGAACCGCTATATTTTTTAAGACCCCATGTAGTGTCATCAGCGTCTAACCAATATGCTCCATCGGCTGGTGCTTTGGTAGGTGCTGTTGTACTTGGAGTTAATTCATCTAGGTCAATGTCTGCTCTTAAGACATAGGCTCTATTAGCAATACCTAGAAAACTATAAGCGGCGAATAATCCGTATTCATTTTGTTCGTTACCATGTAGAGGTGTACCACCACTGGTTTTGAATACAGGATTTCCATAATTTTGTAACAACTCTCTTTGACTTGTGATCAATTTAAGTTTGTTTGCGTTTGCTGATGTTGTATAAGCGGCTGTTCCACTTCCATCGGGTGCAGTTTTATCTTGTGCTGTTGAAATAACAATAAGAGGTACTGTACCGGCTCCTGCAGGAGCATAGAAAGATTCATCGGATGTTGTTATACTTACACCAGGGCTTACTAAAGTTGCCATAATGTTCTCCTAATATATTAGATACGTTGTTCGTATGCTATTATTTATCAATATTAGGATTTTTAGAGTATTTAAGAAATTTAATAGATATTAACCGATATTAAACTAATTTAAGTACACTTGAAAAAAGTGATTCTTGAATTTTAAAAACTTTTTGTTGTAGTTCTTCTAGTGTGCCATTGTTATCTATTATAAAATCGCTAGGAAAACCTGCCCAGTTCCATTCGCTTTCGTGAACATCTGCATATTTTGTTTCCATGATTTTTCTGTTGATAGCATTATGATGTGCTTCTTTGGCTATGTCAAACCATTCAGGTAATTCTCCTCGTTGAACCCAAATAATTTTTCCGCCCATTTTTTGTATTAAGGTTAATTCATTTCTAAATCTTGCATCACTTACAACAATACATTTGGATTGATTTTTGTTTAATCTCATTCTATATTCTAAACTGTCAAGCCAAATATCCTCACTAAAATGATTTCTCATTATATCAGTGCCCAAAAGTTGTAATGCTAGTCTTGGAGTGAAGTTTGGTACTCCTAATTTTTTAGTCCAAAACATATCAGGTGTTTCACGAAAGTCTCTGCTTTCTATTGTGTCACCTTCTAATAAATCTCTATCCCAACCAAAAATGGTTGCTGTCATATCTTTTAGGGGGGCCGCAAATGAATCTTGTACACAGCCTTGTTGTACAAACTGTTTTGCTACAGTGTCTTTTCCTGAACCTATAAAACCTACTAATCCAATAATCATTTAGCCAATTACAAATCCCAATGGTTGGTTGCCTTCTTCCATGTTGTGAATGCTTTCTTTTAAACTATCTATCATTGTTTGTGCTTCTGCCTTAAGTGCATCTCCGTTAAGTTGAATAGCACCACCGGCACCTGGTAAACCACTTGCGTATTTACTTCTTGCTTCTCCCAGCATCATTTTACATTGTGCTAGAGCATAAGTTCCTAACCAGTTGCTTGAATATACATCTTTAAGAAGAATGCTTTCAGGAACATAATTATATACTCCCACAGCAACTTCTTCTTCGTGTCTTACATTTCTTAGAATTTTTAATTGTTTAGTGTTTCTATTCCATAGGAAATTGTATTCACTACCAAACACACGACCAATAGTTTCTTTGTATTGTGCAAATGCATCAAAAACAGCAAGTCCGCCTATCTGTCCTGCTTGTAGCATGTACATGTTGTTGAATGCAACATCAAACGGATCAAAGTTAGTACCACCGCCACTGTTGGTGCCAATGCCTCTTCTATATAAACGTCTTACTTCCATTACTTCGTCTGGTAATGTGTATTCAGTTACACCATCTTGGGTAGTAAAAAATATAATACTTTCTTCTACTGAACCAGCACTTAATTGTCTATAAATTGCAAGTGCTTTGTCTATTCCTACATCATAGTGTTCTCTGTCTAATTCAACATCAACTATGCCGTCAGCCAGACGTAATTGCAACTCTTTGATGAGTTCTTCTCTACTTTTATATCCTATTTGATCTTGTGGCATAGTACTATTTATCTATTTTTAAAAGGATTTTAATATAATAATGCTATCGTTAATTCTACCATTTAACTTGATTTCTGTTGCTTTGATGTCGTCAAATGCTGATTGCAATTTTGTTTTAGCATTGCCAGAAAAAAGTTTTAACTGTTCTGCAGGTTTACGAAGTGTTTTTTGTATGCTCGAGTCTTCAGAAAAATCTTTAATACTAGTACCTTTTACTGTTAAGCCTGGACTGGTAATCGATTTTTTATAAACACCAATTTTTCTATTTTTTGTATTGTACACCCAAACTTCACTGGCATCTATTATGTCCACAGGATTAATACTTGCTATACCTAAATCACTATCATTTAGTTGATATTTTAGTTTTGATACTAATTTTTCTTTGCTTATTGCTTTTGGTTTTCTAGGTTTACGTTGTGCTTTACCGGTTTGTATTAACGTATTACATGCACTTTCTATTTTGTTAAAAAATTCTAAAAAAGATTTTCTCATTGACGAATCAAAATGACTGTATGCTTCTTTAATGTCAGGATCTTGCCATTCTACTAATTCTTTGGCTTCTTGTATTTCATTGCTAAACATTTCTTTAATAATTTTTGCATGGGCAGGTTTTACAGCAGGGCTATGTGCTCTCATTTGATTGTACGGATCAAAAGATTTAATGTCAAAGTTTTTAGATTCTACAAATGTATCTAATTTGGCTTCCCATTCTCCACACAATGAGGATACCTGTTCTCTCATTCTATCCTGAATACTAATGACTCTTTTATTAGCCTGTTTTTCTTGTTTCTCTTCTATTACTTTCTTAGCACGTTCTAACCATTCTAATTTTTTTGTGTCGTTGATATAGTTTAAAGTATCATTAGGCATCCAGCCTAATTTTTTAAAAATGAAAACATACTTACCTGAATTACTAAAATAGGCATCTGGAATGGTGAGAATTGCTTTTATATCTTTCTTGTCCCAACCACTAGATAATTTTATCCAGTCTTTCATGTGATTTTGTAAAGTTTTACTTTGTATTTCCTGGTGCACAAAGTAATAACAACTCTGATAGGCTTTGATTCGTTCTTCTTCAATTTGAACTAAGGCTAATTCTTTCCAATTAGGTTCCTTGATTAGATATGTACTTGCTTTTGTTTTTCTTTTTGCCATTATTTCTCTTTAAATTTAAAAAAGTTTATATCTTTATATATCTCCTGAATAGGCCTAGGCCAGTTTTTAAAGCCTATTATTTTGTTTTTATCCTTTAATACATTTTTTTGTTTAAAAAACTGAGTAATACTTATCATACCCTCAAATTTTCCTTCCATAAGGCCTTGTTTTAAACCTAAATTATAAAAAAAGTATGAGTTTGCGACAATAAAAATTGAAAAAACAATATAAGTTTCCATAGTACTCCAATAAAATTTTATTGTAGCATCTATTATAGATTAGTCAAGAGCAGTTATAGAATTTAATAACCAAGATTTTCGTCTTGCATATCTAACTTGTTCCATAAATTCTTTGATGTCAATAGGAAAATCGTTGTATCGGTCCTTTATTAAAACTTTTTTTGTAGGTAATA